TTCTTTGAACAGTAGTTATAGCATTAAGATAACCTGCAGTTGCACAGTCATAGTGGTTCTTGTAGTCACCAACCACTACATCTGGCATGCACTGTAAATTTAAGGCAGAACATATCTGCATTACTAGTAAAAATTTCATTTGACACTCTGTTGTTAATTTAATAGGATATCCTATATATGTTAAATATAGAAAGGATATAACAATATGACTGACTTTACAAAGTATAATAACCTGTCGGTAAAAAAAGACACATACTCTAAAATTGATGCAATTAGAAAAGTTATTGTGGATGATGATCCCAATGTCTCACGTTCGCAAGTTGTGACAATTTTAGTCAACAGAGAATATAAGAGGCTGAATGGGAAAATCCAAAAGCGGTAAACTTTTTTCTCGGACAGAGTTTGTAGAACATAAACCTTCTCCAGAACTCTTGATGTGGAAATCAGTAGTAGCTTTAGCTGCAGCAGATGCAACGAAGTCTATTAAAAACAGACCGACATATACAAGTTGGACTGACAATGATATAGACAGAGCTAGGAACTGGTTTATAGCACCGAGTCAAGACTTTGCTTTTGTCTGCCAACTAGCAGGATACAACCATCTATACATAAAACGTAAGATGGAAAAAGTAATACGAAAGATAAGAGACGATGAAAGATAAAAAAGTATGCCCCGATTGTATGGGTAATGGTTATCGAAGGATCTGGAAAGATCAATCAGAAAGAGAGAAGATAACAATACAATGTTCAAACTGTAATTCTTCAGGTGAATTACCGAGAGAACACAACGACGCTGAGTATGAAGCTCATCTTGAAAAATTTTTCAAAGGAAGGATACAATGAAAACAATAGCGATAATAATCATAGCACTTGCTATGACTTCATGCACAAAATATAAGTTTCATTTTGGTAAAGCATGTACACCAGGCAACCAAGAATGGTCTTATGTTTGGTTTATAGAAAAAGATGGTACAGTTAACGTAACTAAGGAGAACTGTGTAGTATGACCATCATGACACATAAAGACTGTGAAGAATGGGCAGCGATGATTGCTCAAATGCAAGATGACCCAAGTTATCATCCAGTATATAATAAGAAAGGAGTAAGAATGACCAAGGATCGAGGACCAAATGATCTCGAAGAACAGATCAGTAGGTTAAAATTTAGAAATGATGTGCTGCATAAAGCAAATCAAAAACAAGCTGATGAGATAAACAACTTACGTAAAAAAGTTGCGAAGCTAGAGAGAGATGCTGTAGATCAATATAGAAATAAAGGAGTACTATAATGAAAAAATTTAAAGAAAGATTTGAGTTTTGGTCTTTGTATTACAGGACTGAAATTATATGGTTTGTAGTTGGTTTTGTAGTAGGAGCTTTAATATTATGATTAAAGGTGATTCAACAGAGTACGATCTATTAGAGAAGTGTAGTAGTTTTAATTGTGATGGTTATAAGACTGTAGAGATAGGAGTACGAGAAGGACTAGGCTCTAAGATCATTATGGATAACGCTGAAAATTACATGATGCATATTGGTATAGATCCGTATGCTAATCTAAACTATCAACACTACGATGATAGTAAACCTGCTCAGTATGATTATACGGATGATATGCGTGACAGGATGATTAAAGACTTTGAGATTTACAGAGGTAAATTTAAGTTTTGTAATATGACAGATAAAAAATTTATGAAAGAGAATGCAGACTTTTCTATACAATATGCGTTGGTTCACTTTGATGGACCCCATATGACTAAAGATGTATTGACTGAAGCTGTCTTCTTCGCTGACAGGTCTGCACCTTTTGCTAGGTTCATCTTTGATGACTACCCTAAATATAATATGCAGCTAATCAGTGATTGTTTAAAGCCTTATGGCTTCAGCGTCATGGAACAAGGACTAAATAAAATATGCCTAGAAAAACAGAACACATAATCGATATACCAACGTTTCAGAAGTATTGGATCTATGACAAACCTTATGGTCATGACATAGTCATTTATGCGGATACCGGTAAGACCACGATACAATGTAGGTGGGCTCCCGAAGTTAGAAAAAGAGGACCAAACGGGAGAGTGGTTGATGCCATACAAAGACCCAAAACATCCAAATAGAGCTATCTCTGATTGGAAATATAGAAACACTGAAAGAGGATTTGTAATGAAAGTTATTACTTCTAAGTTTAGACCAAGCTCTACAAAGTGGAGACCGACTATTGATAAAAAAGAAATGTGGAGATCTTATATGAATCATATCTCTGATATGAAAAAGAAACATCCCGAGTCGAATGGTCGATTGTGTCGATATTGTGAAAAACCTTTTACATGGAAATCTAAGATGGGTACCCGTGGTACGGGCTATCAAGGACGTGGATCTCAGATTAAAACTAATCTGTCTCTCGATAGATGGGATCCTCGAATAACTTATGAAACGCCTAATTTAATATGGTGCTGTGTTGGTTGTAATGATAGAAAGAGAGATAGTACTCCCGATGACTGGGATAATTTTAAACGAATAGGAGAAGAAGATGTCAGCTAAATGGACCTGGAACAAATGCTTTCCATACCCTAAGAGTAAAAGACAAGTGCTCGAGGGCCTTCGTCATTACGAAGTGGTAGATGGATTATTACCAAGTGTTACAACGATCTTGTCAGATACTAAATCTGAGGAGAAGATAAAAAAACTCGCCGAGTGGCGTGAACGAGTAGGACAGGATGAAGCCACGAGGATCACGGACCAAAGTGGACAGCGTGGAACGATCATGCACAACTACCTAGAAGGGTATCTAAAGGGCCAAAATAGACTAGATCTAAGCCCCGTAGGCGTTACTGCAGGTGGTATGGCGACCAAAGTGATGGAAGAGGGTGTATTTGACAAACTCACTGAAATTTGGGGCTCTGAGGTGGTTCTATTCTACCCGGGACTTTACGCAGGTCAGACAGATGTTGTAGGTATTTATGAAGGTGAACAATCGATCGTCGACTTCAAACAATCTAATAAACCAAAGAAGAGAGAATGGATTGATGACTACTTCATGCAATCAGCAGCTTACGCTATAGCACACAATCAAATTTATGGCACTAACATTACAAAAGGAGTGATATTGGTATGTACTCCTGACCTATATTTCCAAAGATTTATTGTTGAGGGGGCTGAATTTCAAGACTATGCCAAGCAGTGGTTAGGAAAAGTGGCACAATTTTATGCAAAGAGGCAAGAAAAAGGCATAAAAGATAAAAGGACAATAGATTTATTTCAGGGTAAATAGAAAAAATTTTTTATGTTGACCCAAAATATCTGCTACAATGCTACAATTACAAAAAAGTATTGATATACAACAATAATAATACTGTTTTTTGTAACAAAGTGCTGCTACAATGGTGCTACAGCTGCTACAAACCCCGCCGCGCGCAGGGGAAAAAGGTTTTTAAAAAAAGTCGCCTAGTGAAAAAAGGCTATGGATGGTATATGAAGTGATGAGAAGAAATAAGAAATCAAAATATAAATATGCAACTATTAATAAAAAGCGTTATTATTTTTACACTATTCGTTGGGTCGACATCTGCGGAGACGCGGGTCACGCCACCAAAGAAGAGTTCGATAAATTTGAACCTGCTTATATGGTTAGTCACGCCTATGTGTATAAGCGAACAAATAAATATCTGTACACCTTTTCGAGTTATGACGAAAAAGAAGAAGTCTTCTCAGACAGAAACATCTTCCCAATCGGATGCATTGTTAAACTAGAAAAAATACTACTCTAATATTTCTGCGTCTTCGACTCCGGCAAATATTTTGCCATATCTTTTTAATGATTTTTTAACCTTACTATCTAGTTCCTCATCACTTAAATCAGAAACATTTTTGTGTAAGTGCATACTTCGATCTATGTATAAACCACCTGCTTTTCCACGTGCAACTTCAGCATTGGTGGCTGCTGTCCACGCTTTGTTTTTTCTGGACTCATCTCTAAGCTGACCTAGTTCTTTCAGATGAGATTCATAAGTTATCTCATACTTCTTTTGAAGTTCAGCTCTTAGCTCTCCTATGTATTGAGTTACTAGGGGGTATTTATCCTCATTCTGTAATCTACTTGCATGCATATAAGCTGAGTCTTCTGCATAGCCAGCCTTCTTAGCACAATCCGTAGCAGTCATCCTGCCTTCATTGTACACTAATAATTGGGCAAATTTTATTTGCTGTTCTGTTAATTTTTTTGGTACTCCTGCCATATATTGCATTATAATTTTTATTGGGTATATTGCAACCTATGTTAAGTGGAAAGTTATTAAGACAGATATTAGATAAAATGCTCACAAATTCATCCGTAGCTCAAGAGGCTAGAGTTCAAATTGTAGACCCGAAGGGTAGATTTTATGATGTGACACAGATCCGTCTAGCTGAAAACAAGCTGATTGGGGTCAGAGAATCACATAGAATTATAATGACTATAGCTGAAGAAAAGGGCTGGAAAATGGGTAAGGTTGTTAAGCTAAAAGACTAACAACTTATCCTGAATAGATGCATAAAAATGAAACAAAATTTTGGCATCAAATCAAGAAT